ATGGAAGGTAGATACAAATGGAAGGTTAATTGATAAGTCAGTAGGTTACATTTGTCAAAAGTGTGGTGAATTTTTTACAGAGAAGCATAAATATGAAATGAATTTGAATGGTTTGTGGATGCCAACTGCAGAACCATTTGCACCTGATTACGTTTCATACCAATTAAGTGCGTTATATGCTGCACCTGGAATGTTTAATTGGACACATTATGTCCGTGATTATTTAGCTGCTAATCCAAAGACTGGTCCTAAATCTGATTTAATGCAGACATTTACAAATCTTTGTTTGGGCCAAACTTATGAAAGTAAGGCAAAAGAAACCTCAGCAAATAATTTATTAACTAATCATAGAGATTATTCAATTGGAGTTATTCCTGAATCTGTATCAATAAGAGATGGTAATGGAATGATTGTAGGTTTAACAATGGCATGTGATATGGGAGGTTTTGTTGAGGATGGAAGAATTGATTATGAAATTGTGGCATGGTCTCAATCAGGAACACCATATTCAGTTGACCAGGGTTCTGTAGGTACGTTTGTAAATAAAGAAAATGCCATGAAAAATAAAAAAGATCGTGCTGCATGGAGTTATGAGTTACGCGCACAGAATAGTGTTTGGACTGAAGTTACAAAAATTGCTACAAAAGTTTATCCTAAAGATACTGGCACTGGCATGCGTCCGCAAATTATAGGCATTGATACAGGATTTTTTGAAAAGCAAGCATTTGAATTTATTGATTCTGTAACAAGTTTTTGGTGTGTAGGGTTAAAGGGTAAGGACGTTTTTAAATATTCAACATTTGATAGGGACGCAAGGACATTTAAAAAGGGGCTTGCACGAAGTAAATTGTATTTAGTTGAGGTAAATAAAATTAAAGATACTTTATCAGATATGATGTTGTTGAGGTGGGATCCAACACAAGAAGATTCGCAGCCTATTGGATTTATGAATTATCCGCAAGCTTCAGACGGTAAATATAGTTATAAAGATTACTTTAAACATTTTGAAGCGGAGCATAGGGTTTTAGAATCTGATAAAGACGGGTTAAGTGTTAAGTTTAAATGGGTAAAAAAGGGTACATCTTTACAGAATCACTTTTGGGACGTACGGATTTATAACATGGCATTAAGAGATATACTTGCTTATGAGGTTTGTAAAGAGGCTGGCAGTAAGGAAACATCATGGGGTGATTACATGAAATTACTTGGTATTTAATTTTCCATTTAAAATGGAATATATTATAAAATGGATTTGTATCTGAATACTTTTGAACTTCTAAAATTTACATAAATTTCTATACATATGTCAAGCGATGCAGTAGGTAGTGAAAGAATTGCGAAGATTGTTGGTTATAAATTAGCCAAAGGTAATTTTGCAGAATCAAGTCCAAATTTACCACAGAGAATTGCTGTGATAGGTGAGGCTAACACTGCTAATCAAGGAGGTTTAGATTTAGAACCATTTGAATGTACATCAGCACAACAAGCTGGTGAGCGTTATGGTTTTGGTTCTCCGATATTTTTACAAATGCGTATTTTGCGTCCAACCTCTGGTGGTGGTGCAGGTGGTATTCCTACAATTGTTTACCCACAAGCAGAACCAAATGGTGCATCTGAAAAAGTAATCCAGGTATCACCAACAGGAACGGTAACTGCAAATGGTACTCATACACTTGTAATTGGAGGAAGATATTCTTTAGACGGAGGAAGTTACGATATTAATCTTGTAAGTGGAGACACCTCAAATGAAATTACTGGTAAAATTGAAGATGCAATTAACCGTGTACTTGGTTGCCCTGTTACGGCTTCTTCAACTGATTATGAGGCTGTATTAACATCAAAATGGAAAGGATTAACTGCAGATGGTATTACTTTTTCAATTGATACAAATGGTAATGATTTAGGTGTAACTTATTCAATTACTACTTTACAAGCTGGATCGGGAACACCAACTGTTACAAGCTCACTTGAAAAATTCCAAAACGAATGGAACACAATTGTTTCAAATGGTTATGGAATGAATGCTTCAGTTATCACAGAACTTGAACAATTTAACGGAATACCACAAACAATTCCAACAGGAAGATATGCAGGTATTGTATTTAAACCGTTTATTGCAGTTTGCGGATCTGTTGCTGATAATAATTCTTCATTTACAGATACTAAAAAATTACAAGTAACTGTAGCTGTAGCACCAGCCCCATTATCAATGGGACTACCTTTAGAAGCTTCAGCAAATATGAGTGTTATATTTGCAAGAATATCACAAGATACACCACATTTAGATGTTTCTGGATTGTATTACCCAGACATGCCAACACCAACTACAATTGGTACAATGTCAAGTTATGATAACAGAGATTTGTATGTAAAAAGAGGTAACTCATGTGTTGAATTATTAGCTGGACAATACCGTGTTACTGATTTTGTAACAACTTACCATCCTGACGGAGAAGTTCCACCACAGTACAGATATTGCAGAAATTTAATGATTGATTACAATGTACGTTACGGGTATTATTTACTTGAACAAATTAATGTAGTTGATCATGCAATTGCAGCTGATGAAGATACGGTTATTGTAAATACTGTTGTTAAGCCTAAAACTTGGAAGGGAGTATTGAATAAATACTTTGTTAATTTATCACAGCGTGGTTTAATTGTTCAACCTGATTTTTCATCTAATAGTTTACGCGTAAGCATTTCAACTATTAATCCTGACAGATTAGAAACAACATTTGATTACAAGCGTTCAGGATTTACAAGAATAGCAAGTACAACTGCAAGTGCAGGATTTAATTTTGGAACTTTATAAATAAAAAGAAAACATGCCAACAGGAGGAGATATAATTGAAATTACTTACAACCACCCAACACTTGGAAGTGGTGTATTTTTACCAAAAGCTGGTGAAGATTCTACTTATGATTTAGGTGGTATTCGTTCATCTGATGACGCACAAATGATTGACGGAGGCGGTAGAATTATGGACCAATTAAGTCGTGCAAGATGGTCTTTTGAGGTTGTAATTTCAGCAGGTGTTGGAGACGATACCCAAGAAAAAATTGTAGCCTTAGCAGGTTCACCAGAAACATGCGATTGGACAATTACCAATATTAATGGTAGAGTTTACGCGGGTAATGGAAAACCTGTTGGAGACTTAACATTAAATGGTAATACATCACAAATGACATTGAAATTGTCAGGTGGTGGTGTGTTAAGAGTTCTGTAACTAATAACCCCCTATAAATGAAAATTGAATTAGTAAATTTCGCAAAAGCGAAAGAAGAAGTAGAAGGCTGGTTGGATTACAAAAAGATTAGAGATAAAAAACGTGAGGATTTTAAATCCTCTGTTGATAATCTAATTGATTTGGTTCAAGATGGTGTACTGGTAGTTAACTCTGATAATACTATTACTCATATCCTTAATTTTCCTATTGATATGGGAGGTAATAATGGACCTGTTTCAGAAATTAAATACAAGGCACGTTTGGAAGAAAGAGAATCACGTGGAGTTCTTGCGCAGTTAAAAACTGGTGATGCAACAGATAATAGATTGATTGCTAAATTTTGCGCTTTAACAGGCCAAAGTATAGGATTTCAAGGTAAGTTAGATTCATCAGATATGAGTATTGCACAGGAGATTTTAGTTTTTTTCTTTTAGAACCTGGTTCGCAATCTGTTGAAAATATAATTAAAACGATTGTAAGATCAACAAAATGGGATCCAGGTGTAATATCAAAGATGTATTTAGATGACATCGACCATGAAGGATTAAAATATTGGTACGATGACATTTGTGAAGAAATAAAAAAGATTGAAACCCCTAAGTGAAAATGAAGGGGTTTTTTTATAAGTTATGGCAACAAGAGCAGCGATAATTCCTACAATTTTTAGTGCGGTTGATAAACTAACTGCACCTGTACGCGCTATGACTGCATCTGTAGAAAGGTTTGCAAACCGATCTGAAGAAGCAATTGCCAGAAGTAACAGAAAATTTAGGGCATTATCAGAATCAGCATTTAATGTTTCAAAAAATGCAGCTGCAATGGGAGTTGCAATTATTGCTCCATTAGCTTTGGCGGCAAAAGAAGCGGTAAAGTTTGAGGATAAAATGGCTGATGTTGCTAAAACAACTGGTTTAAGCGGCAAAGAATTAACTGCATTTGGTAATGATTTGTTAAAAATGGCACCAAAAACCCGTACATCTGTAGAAGAATTACAGGCAATTGCGGAAATTGGAGGGCAATTAGGTATAGCGCAAAAAGATTTACTATCATTTACAAATGCTGCAAATCAATTTAACGTTGCATTAGGTGCTGATTTCCAAGGAGGAGTTGAGGAGGCTGTTTCTTCAATTGGTAAGATTAAAACGTTATTTGCCGAAACAAGGGATTTAGATATAGCATCAGCAATTACAGCTGCTGGTTCTGCTATAAATGAATTGGGCGCGGTGGGTGCTGGTACATCTGCAAATATTACAGATTTTACTTTGAGAATG